GCAATCATGCCCTGGGAGCGGGCCTGCTGAGCGCCTACAGCCCGCAGACCGCATGGCCGATCAACATGTTCAACGCCTCCCGGGCGGCTCAGGGCGAGCCGCCGGGACCCGGGTCCGGCGCGATGGGCAGCCAGCAGAAGCCCGCCATCCAGATGCTGGCCGGCAAGCACCACAGCGAGGTGCTCAAGGGCCCCAAGACCCGGGCATTCGCCAAGCTGATCGAGCACGGCGATGACACCCCCGAGGACAAGGCCAGCGGCAATCACCAGGTAGTCGTGGACCGGCACGCGCTGTCGGTGGCCGCGGGCCGGCGGCTGAGCAAGGAGGAGGGCGGGAAGTTCCCCGCCAGCCAGCAGCAGCACTACGACCACGTGTCGCACATGTACCGGGATGCAGCGAGAACCCTCTCGGAGCACTACGGCCGCGAGGTCAAGCCGCACGAGGTCCAGGCCGCTACCTGGCTTCGCCAGCAGCGGATGAACCAGGCCGAGGACTCGGCGGGCCTGGGCGGCGGCGGCGCCGGGGCCAGCAAGGGCCGGGTGCAGACCTTCACCCGCGGCCAGGAGCGCTGGAAGCAGCACCACCAGCAGCAGCACCCCGGGGGCATCCCCGAGGAGAACATGCATTATCACGGCCGCCGCTCGGTCGCCTACGGCGAGGAGCGCGTGCCGCCCCAGGTGGACACCTTGCGGATGGAGGAGTGCCCGGTCTGCGGCGAGCACGACGTGTGGTCCGGCGATCGCTGCCCGGTCTGCGGGTTCACCGTGCCGCCGAGCCTGTTCCGCGACCCTGACACCGGGAGGGCCCAGCAGGTCCGTGACCAGCTCGACCAGTCCGGAGAGGTCATGACCGGCCCGGACCAGGCGATGGGCTCCGACCCGGACGCCGCCGGGCAGCTCCAGCATCCTGACCAGCTCACCCCCGACGGCGTGCCTGTCGGCCAGGGCGGGCCGGGCCAGCCGGCCGCGCAGGTGCCCGGCCAGGAGGAGCAGGCCGCTGGCGAGGAAGAGCAGGAGCAGGGCGCGGAGGATGCCGAGGCCGCCCGGGAGGAGCAGGGCGAGGGCCAGGAACTGGAGAACGAGGGCACCGAGGACCAGCTCGCTCCTGCTCCCGCCGGCCAGCTGGCCTGCCCCGCCTGCGGCCAGACTTTCGCCCCCGACGTGGCCGCTCAGCCGGGCGTGCCGTGTCCCGCCTGCCGCCAGGGATCGCTCGAACCTGCTGGCGGCCCCCAGAAGGAACAGGACGACGACCCGGAGAGGGACGACGACATGGCAGGAAGCAAGACCGCCTCGGCGCTGGCCCAGGCTCAGGCGCGCCGCATCGCGGAGCTGACCGCTGAGAACGATGTCCTCCGCGAGCAGATGGGCTTCCTGGCCAATGCAGCGGGCGCCGGGCAGCACCTGGCAGCCATCCGGACCCGGGTGATGCAGCGGCACGCGGACGTGCTCAACCCGGCCAGCCCGGTGCCGGACCCGCCGGAGGCCCCGCCGACGCAGACCACCGAGGAGACTCTGGCCCCGGAGACGATGGATGACCCGTCGCGGCCGGGCACCACGCCGGGCTCGACCACGCATGTCCCGGCCGAGCAGACCACCACGGCGATTACCCCGGGCGTGGAGATGCAGACCCCGCCCGCCACCGACCTGATCGACGTGACGGCCCCGGTCCAGGGCACCAACCCCAGCCAGGACGGCGGGGTGCCGCTGAGCCAGCGCCGCATCGAGACTGACGTGCGGATCGACCCGGACCCGCTGAAGGCCCACGGGCCCGGCATCGGCGGCCAGGGCGACAACGGGGCGGCGTTCCCCTGGCTGCTGGAGTCCGGTCAGGGCCCCGGCCAGAGGGCGGCCTCGAAGATCACGCCCCGGGATGCCTCCGCGGCCCGGACCTTCGGCTCGATCCGGCTGGCCAGGCTGCGCGTCCAGGCCGGCCTCGCCCAGGGCGACGAGCTGGCGGTCGCCGCGGCGATCGAGCGGGACGCCTCGATGTCCGGCCCGATGATCGAGCACGAGATCGGGGTGCTGTCCCGGGTCCGCCCGGCGCAGCCCGCGGCGCGCCCGATGGCCCGCCAGGGCGCCACCCGCTCGGCCCCTTCCCTCGCGTCTGTCGGCGCCGCTCACTACGCCTCCGCGGCCTCGGCCGCGAGCGCGGGCGCCGATGACTCAGACCTGTTCATCGACTGACCCCGAACACGAATACGACCCGATGAAGCCTTCCGGCCCTCTGGCCCCCAGAAGGAGTAGCAGGGGGGCCGGTCAGCAGCCCGGTCCGGAACGAGAGACGGAGAAGACGCCGTGATCCGCACGTACCTGAGCAATGACTACGTCAAGCGGACGATCCGGCCGCTGTACGCCTGGACGCAGGCCACTCCCAAGCCCTGCTTCCTCGACCCGGCCTGGACTCGTGCCGTGCCGATCTGGCCGGGCATGGGCTTCATCCGCTCGGGTGGCGACCTGGTGACCCTGGCGGGGGCCAACAGCGTCCAGATGGGCGGCAAGACGATGACCGGCTCTGCTCACACGGGCAATGCCGGGTCGGACGTGACCGCTGCCACTGTCCCGATCTACGGCCTGGGCGCCCTCTACGTGGGCGGAGACGGCATCGACGAGCTGCTGTACGCCGGCATCAATGCCTTCGCGGTGTGGGTGCTGACCCCGGATGCCGAGTTCGAGATCCTGGCGCCCGCCTTCGACGCCACCGCGACCTGGACCGATCCTTCCGACGGCTCGGGCTCGGCGCTGGTGGGCGTGTCCACCGCGGGGTCCAACCAGGGGATGCTCGTGCCTTACTCGTCCGGCACCACGGTCTCGTCGCCGGTCGCCCGGCTGCTGAAGGTCAACAGCGCCACCAAGATCACCATCGGCGGCCTGCCGGCCTTCACCGCGGCCGAGCTGACCGCGCTCAAGGTCTGACGCCGCCCGCCCGGGCGTAGTCAAGAGTCCTCAGACGGACGCAGGAAAGGAACCCAGATGAACGAGCTGGCCACCGTTTCGGCTGGCGGGCAGCTGGCGCTGGCGCCGCAAGGCGGCGGCCTGCGTCCGCGAGTGGCCTCCCGCAAGAGCGATGACTACGTCGCCCAGATCGAGGCCCGCCGGTCTCGGACGAACGGCGTAGGGCTCACGCGCGAGGCCAAGGTCCGCAAGATGGCGCTCATCCTCTCCGACGAGATGCACGGCTTCCGCCGTCTCGGCGTCGGGATGGTCGGCCCCATCCAGCTGAAGCTGCGCTACCAGGGCATCGTCCGGAACGTGCTGGTCGAGGACCCGGTCACGCCGGGCACGCCAGTCGAGTACGACGTGTGGGACGACCTGGGCCAGGCCTACATCCTGAGCGGCACCGAGGGCGAGGTCCGCGTGACCCCGTTCGAGGGCAAGCGCATCCCGGTGCGGTTCTTCCGGATCGCGAGCCGGCCGGCCATCCGCAAGGAGGACCTGTTCTACCTGCGGATCAACGCGGTCGAGCAGGCCCAGGACGAGACCAAGCAGGCGATCCTGAAGCAGGAGGACGCCCGGCTGCTGGTGCTCCTCCAGGCGGCGATCACCGACTACGCCACCCGGCCCGACCACGTGGTCACCCCCAACCACAACATCACCGAGGCGTCGGGCTACCTGACCCCGGGCTCGCTGTACTCGGCCGTGGCGATGACCGACCTGCACGAGCTGCCGTCGGCGCGGATCCTGATCAACCCGTTCGACTACCGGGACATGTTCCGGTGGGACATCAACCAGACCGGCTGGGCCTTCAAGGACCGGGTGGTTGCGGGCGAGACCATCACCAGCTTCGGTGAGTTCCAGATCCAGCGCTCGATCATCGTCCCGCAGGCGAAGATCTTCCTGGCCCCCGAGCCCAACTTCCTGGGCGTCTTCCCCATCCTGTACTCCCTGGATGTCGAGGAGAACCACAACGTCGAGGCATTCTGGAAGGGCTGGGTCTTCGACGAGATGGTGGCCATGAACATCCTGAATCCGAGGGGCTTGGCGTCGATCACGAAGAGTTGACGCAGGTCAGAAGCAGTTTTCGAACACGCTCTCGCTCCGGTGGGGGCGTGTTCGGCTTTCCCGTGCCGCATAAAAACCCGGCCCTTCCGTAAGCGGAGGTTCCTGTCGTGGCTCCTGAAGACCCGACCAGCGAGGACCGGCTGCTCACCTGGATGCGCCAGCGCGGAACGGGTCCCTTCCGGCTGCGCGAGGCGGCGTCCGGGACCGGGCTCAGCCGCAGCCAGGCTCAGGTGGCGTTTCATGGCCTGCTGCGCCGGAACCGGATCTCCTGCGTCCAGCACACGGGCAACGGGGGGACCGATCGCTACGAGCTGCGCGCAACCTGAGCACAGAAGGGGTGCGAGGGCCCGCGGCCTTCCGGGGTTGGCTGCGGGCCCTCTGTCATGCCCGGGAATGTCAGACCCTCTCGATACAATTTATCTTGATAACCCAGACTCCCGGGAGGGTCCATGTACGGGCGAGATCAGGCCGCCGAGCCGGCCAACCGCATCAACCACTTCGTGCTGGTCGTGGACCAGTCCTCCTCGATGCGGCGCCACCAGCGCGCCGTCGTCCAGGTGGTGGACAACTTCGTGGCCGACATGGCCGTCCGGTCCGAGGAGATGAGCCAGGAGACCCGGATCACGGTCTACACCTTCGACTCCAGCGACGGCGTCCGCTGCCTGTTCTACGACATGGACGCACTCCGCCGGCCGTCGATCTCCGGCCGGTACCGGCCCGTGGCCATGACCCCGCTCATCGACGCGGCCCACCAGGCGATCGACGAGCTGGCCGAGACGCCCGAGCGCTACGGCGAGCATTCCTTCGTGGTCTTCGTCATCACCGACGGCCAGGAGAACACCTCGCGCCGGTTCTGCGCCCTGGACCTGGAGCGGCGCATTACCGGCCTGCCGGATCACTGGACGGTGGCCGCCTTCGTTCCCGACTCGATGGGCGTCACCTACGCCAAGAAGTGCGGCTTCCCGGCCGGGAACATCGACAAGTGGGACACGACTAGCGAGCACGGCTTCCGCGAGGTCGGCACCAAGATCCGCCAGGTCTCCCAGGATTTCATGGAGGCCCGGACCCGCGGCGTGCGCGGCAGCCGGAGCATCTTCACCGTGGCCCAGGTCACGCCCCAGGCCGCGGCGGCGGCGCTGGACCCGCTGCCGCACATCCGCTACGACCTGGCCGACGTGCCCTACGACATGCCGGTCAACGAGTTCGCCGCGCTGGTCACCGGCCGCCCGTACCGCAAGGGCTCAGTCTTCTACCAGCTGACCAAGCCGGTCACGATCCAGAACTACAAGGACGTGATGGTGCAGACCAGCTCCGACGGGGCGGTCTACACCGGCCCGGCCGCGCGCCAGCTCCTGGGCCTGCCCGAGTTCGACGCGAAGGTCTCCCCGACCACGCAGCCGGGCACGAGGATCTTCATCCAGTCCACCTCGGTGAACCGCAAGATGATCGGCGGGACCACGGCGCTGATCCTGAAGTGACCAGGCTGATCATCGTCGGGTCCCTGGCGGCCGGCTTCGCCATCGCATGGTGGCTGGCCGGCCGCTGGGACCGGCGAGCTGAGCGCCGCTGGCTGGATGAGCGGCTGGCCGAGCGGGACTGGGCCTCACTGGAGCATTACCGGTGGAACAGCTCCGACGGGATCCGGCTGATGCACCCGGACCCGATGCCCGAGCATGTCGAGCAGGCCTACATGCAGGCCCTGGCCGACGGAAGGCACTCCGAGAGCCTGCACCACTGGCATCCGCCCGCCCGCTGAGCTACTGGCCGGTAAGAGCCCCGCAGCCTGCGACACAAGGCCGCGGGGCTCCTGGTATTTTCCTTGCCATGCAGGCGGCGTGGCAAGATCATGTCGCTCTGGACTCCCCCGGAACTGACCATCTCCTCCCGAAGGAGCCCTGTGGTGACCGATGATCAGCCTGGCATCTCCGCTGAGCAGTTCTGGGGCGATCCGGATGTAGAGGCTCTCCTCGCCCGGCTGGAGCGCGCCGCGGAGAAGCTGTGACCGGCCCTCCTGTCGCCTGCCCGACCTGGCGGGACCACGAGCGCTACTGCATGCGCGAGGGGATCGACTCCCGGTTCACTACCCGGATCTGGGAGCCCCGGCACCTGAACGGCCTGCGCGGGAAGGTGATCCTGGTCATCACGGCCGGGGCGTTCCCGGCGGGCTTCATGGACGCGCTGCTGTCGCGGGAGAGCGACGGCCTGATCGAGATCGAGCGGGTCTCGTTCTTACCGGTCAGTAGTATGCAATCCCGGCCCAGGCGGGCAGAGCAGGCGCCCGCGGCCTATGCTCCGGGCATGGGGATCACCCACGACATGCGGGACCAGGTGAGCACCTGGGTTGCCCTGGAGGCCAGCTGGCAGCCCGGCGACGGCCTGGACATCGGCTACTGGGTTGAGATGCGCATGCTCACCGGGGCGGGCGAGATCACGATGTTCGGGATCACCATCCTGCTGGTCGAGCGCACCTACCGGACGGTGGACGGGGCGGCGCTGCGCGGCTGGGCTGACTTCATCCCGTCGTGGCCGCTTCAGGAGGACCTGATCCGGGCCCGGGTCCGGGAGGCGCTCCAGCAGATCAGGCAGGCCCGGGACGTGGATCAGGAAAGGGCTGCCCGGGTGCGGCAGCGGGCACTGGAGAGCAAGATCGGCTGAGGTGCGAGCACCGGCAGGGACCGCGCCCCGGGCAGCAGCAGGCTCCCTCGGCGCAGCAGGGCACCAGCATCTCGTCCGGCCCGGGCAGCTCCTCGTCGATCAGCATGGTCACCAGGCACTCGCCTGCCGACACCTCGACCCGCTCGATCAGCGCCCCGGACACCTGGTTCCCGGCTCCCCACCGGACCGGGACCTGATCGCCTTCCAGCGCCTGGGCGGCCAGCGGGTCCAGCACCCGATTCACCTTCCGGATGAACCCGGAGGCGTTCGAGGCACTGGACCCGCTGGCCGCCCAGGCG